CTACATTTTCTCGGCAGGGATCGTACTGACCCTGCCCGAAGCCAAAACGGAAAGCGAGCAGCCGACCGGGATGGTACCGTGGAAGAAGGTGGACGCATGAGCGTTTTAGCGCGCCGCAGCAAGCTGCTGATGTGGTTTGACGGCGTGAATATCAGCGATGACATAGCGCCGTACTTTCTCACCGCGACCTATACCGACAACGATGACGGCGTTTCCGATGATTTGCAGGTCACTTTGCAGGACCGCGATAAAATCTGGATGAAAAGCTGGCTGAACGAAATGGTGAACGCCGCTGCCGAGGATGCCTTGAAAATCCGCGCCAAGATCTGGATAAACTACTGGAACGGCTACGATGTGGAGGAGTTCCTTGACTGCGGTGAATTTGAGCTTGATTCCGTCTCACTGTCCGGGCCGCCGAACACGGTGACCATCAAGGCATGCAGCCTGCCGTTTACGAACCAGATACGCCAGACCAAAAAATCCAAGGCGTGGGAGAATTATAGCCTGTCCGCGATCCTTGCAGAAATTGCAGGGACGAACGGCATGGGATATTTCTTCGATACGCCGAACGACCCCTTTTATGACCGCGTAGAGCAAAGCAAAATCAGCGACATCGCCTTTTTGCAGCGGCTTTGCACCAATGCGGGGCTGAATATCAAGGCTACCAAGGGTAAGTTGGTCATCTATGACCAGAGCGACTACGAGCAGCGGCCTGTTGTGATTGAGGCAGACTACCGCGATACCAGCTTTACCAAGTGGAAGTTGAACACCAAGACTGCCGACACCAAGTACGCCAGCTGCCGTGTGAGCTATGTTGAGCCCGCCACAGGTGCCTGCATTGAGTATACGGCCTACACCGAAGACTATGACGAGGACGCCAAGACCAACCAGCAGTTGGAACTCTACGCCAAGGTCGGCAGCGTGGCCGAAGCCAAAACGATGGCTGAAAAGCACCTTCGGCTGCACAACAAATTTTCTAAGACGGTGCAGTTTACCCACACCGGCCATGTTTGGTATGTGGCTGGTGTGGGTATCCGTGTCAAAGGCTACGGCTTTTGGGATGGACGCTATATCTGCACACAGGCAAAGCACACAATCAACGAAAACGGCTATACAACAACCGTTGCAGGCCGCAGAATACTGGAGGGATATTGATGGCTGATGAAGTAACCAGACTGCGTATCGGCACCGTGTCGGCTGTCGATAAGGCCAATCTGGCCGCCCGCGTCATTTTCAAGGACGAGAACATCGTATCCGGCTGGCTGCCTGTTTTGCAGCGAACCGGGGAAATTGTTACAGTTGCCACTGCCGGCAAGCACGACCACGATGTTGACGGTGACTGCACAGTGAAAAATACCACCAAAACGCCGACCACATGGACAGACAGCGAGGGCAAGGTGCATACCAGCTATGAAACCGCCCACAGCCATGGAGCCAAGGTGAACTACTGGCTGCCAAAGGTCAATGAGACCGTGGCGTGCCTGTATCTGCCGACCTTTAACGGTGATGGTGTGATACTGGGGGCGATTAAAACATGATTGTTGGCTGCCTTGGAGACCTTATCTTTCAGGTCAGTTCCGATACGGTGATGACCGTAAGCAACTTTGTGGAGAGCGCATCCACCCGGTACGCCATCCACCAGCGCCACAACAACAGCGCCTGCCTTGAGTACACCGGCATGGATCCGGACCAGCTTACCTTTGATATTGAGTTGTCCGAGTATCTGGGCGTGTATCCGCAGAGTGCCATCAACATACTGTGGGGCTACATCCGCAGCGGACAGCCGGTATCCATGGTGCTGGGCCGAACCGTGTACGGGAAATGGCGCTGGGTAATCAAGAGTATGGCCATCAAGATGAAGCACACCGACAAGGACGGAACGTGGACGCATACCACGGTGAGCGTTACCCTGATGGAATATCTGGCGCAGTAAGGAGGCCTGAAAATGAGTTACCTTGTGAGCGCCCTGCCGGACGATGAACTGCTTTTGAACTGCACAGACACCGTAACAAGTGTGCTGCAGAACATCAAGTGCATCATCCAGACCCGCAAGGGCGACATACCCCTGCACCGTGGCATCGGCCTGACGGGAAACTGGATCGACAAGCCGATTACGGTTGCCCCTACACTGATGGTGGCTGACCTCAAAGAAGCCATAGAGGAGGGCGAACCCCGCGCCGAGTTTGTGCAGGCGACCTTTGAGATTGACCCGAACGACCCGGCGCATCTAATCCCAACCGTGGAGGTGAATATCCGAGATGAGTAGAAACCCCTTGTATCAGTTCGTGGACACCGACACGACCAAGCTGGAAGCCGCGCTCGTGGATGCCTATGAGGCTATTGTCGGCCACAGCGCCCAGCCCAGCAGCCCGGAACGCATTTTTATTGCATGGGTCGCAAGCATCATTTTACAGGAAAGGGTGTATCTGAACCATGCGGGAAATCAGAACATACCGAGCCGCGCCGAGGGCGCCAACCTTGATGCCTTGGGCGAGCTGTTCTACCAGCATACGCGCCCGGCCGCGACCTCCTCCACCGTAACGATGCGGTTCAATATCAGCGAAGCACAGACAAGCGCTGTGCTGATCCCGAAAGGTACGCGCGTGAGCAATGGGCAAAATATGTTCTGGGCTACCGTGGAGGACCGGTACATTGCAGCCGGGCAGACCTACGGTGATGTAACAGCCGAGTGCATGACTGCCGGCACGGCGGGAAACGGCTACCTTGCAGGCCAGATCGCCACCATTGTGGATGTGTTCGACTATTACACCAGCTGCACAAATCTGACCGAGAGCGGCGGCGGCAGCGATGCCCCCACCGATGACGAGTTCTACGAGCAGCTGCGCCAGAGTGAGGACAACTATTCCACTGCGGGGCCGAAAGGCGGCTACATTGCCAAGGCCAAAGCCGTGAGCAATGACATTGCCGATGTGCTGCCAAACAGCCCGACCCCCGGCGAGGTGCGCATCTATGTTCTGATGGAAGACGGCACGATTGCCGGGCAGGAAGTGAAGAATGCCGTGCTGGCTGCCTGCAACGCCGATGAAACCCGCCCGCTGACCGACCATGTACTGGTGGAAGACCCCGAAACGGTGGCGTACGATATTGATGTGACCTACTATCTGAACCGCGGCGGCCCGTCTGCCGCTGATGTGCAGAGCGAGGTGAACGCCGCCGTGGATGCCTATGTGAAATGGCAGGCGGGCAAGCTGGGCCGGGACATCAACCCCAGCGAACTGACCCGCCGTATGATGGTGAACGGCGTAAAGCGCGTTGTTATCCGCAGCCCTGTCTACACAGAGCTGCGCCGCGGCAATGTGGCTACCGATGCCAGCGGGCGTGTGGCGCTGGCCGACCTGACGGATACCGTGCCACAGGTTGGTAAGCTGCGTGGCCGCACCGTGACGAGCGGAGGGTATGAAGATGAGTAATACCCCCACCGCCGAGGAGTTCCTGCGGGCGCTGCCGCCCGTACTGCGCAATGACAGGCGCATGATGGCGCTGGGGCAGGTTGTGGCCGAAGAACTTTCGGACCGCATGAGCGAGATCGAGAAAGCGGCCATCTATCCCCGTATTGACGAACTGGATGAAGCACTGCTGGACATACTGGCCTACGATTTCAAGGTGGACTGGTACGGCTATGACTACCCGCTGGAAACGAAGCGGGCACTGCTGAAATCCAGCTTCTATATCCACCGTCACCTTGGCACCAAGGGCGCTGTTGAGGCGGCCATTCAATCGGTGTACCCCAAGAGCATCGTGGAAGAATGGTTCGACTATGTGGAGGGCGGCAATCCCTACACATTCCGCATTGTACTGGACGCATCGACCCCCGCCGTGCCGGTGAACAACACAGACCTTTTGAGGGCGGTAAACCTGTACAAAAGCCTGCGCAGTCATCTGGACGGCATCATGTTCCGCAGCACACACCGTTTCGAGATCCATACGGGCTGCGGATGGTGCGTGTACACGGCCCGCCTGTGCGGCACCTATCCGGTGCAGGCCAGGGAGGGAGCAATCTACAATTTCCCTGTGGTGGTGGAGACCGAGCACGGCGGCGAGGCGTACACCATGCCGCTGACAGGCCAGCCGACTGCCGGCACATTCCCGGCTCCTGCCGTGCAGGGCGTTATCGCCGGGGAAAATGTTGCCGTTGCCACAGCCGAAGATGGACAGACCTATACAAGCCCCATGACGGGCTAT